TCATTTGCTGAACCTTGTAGAAAAAAGGGATTAAGTGCCATAATTAACCAATAAAATCATAGGGTGGTAGTTCATATTCAAGTGCCATTCTTTGTTTAATATCTTCTAATTCCTTTTCAGCATCTTCATATAATTCTCTACCATTTAATTCAACTCCACCCGGCAGTTTAACTCCTCTAAATTTAATTAAATTTTGTCCCCACTGCTTTTTAATGAGAGCCGTAAGATATTTTTTAATAAAACTATCATTATAAACATTAGTAAATGTATTGGGATCTAATATCCTATAACAATCAATAACAATGTATTGGTCTTTAGATTGTGATGCCCAATCAAGATCCAAATATAATCTATTCTGTCTTTTATTAAATCTAAGCTGCTTATCTGTAGTCAATAGAAAATCAATATCTTCAAGATATGATTTAACCATAGCATATTGTAAAAGTTCAACCGAATTGAAATAATATAAATCATTTAAAAATAATTGATATTTAATACTAAACATTCCACCCGAAATAGAGCTAGTATCAAATTTAAATATTTTTTCAATACCTATAACTGAATCTGGTATTTGAATATAATTTGAAGTTTCGTAAAAATTATATGATACGGTTCCAATACCAGTAACATTTGATGTTGCTGTAGTGGTGGTTACACCAACTCCATTAGTATTTCTACCTCTGCCCCTATCAAGATCTGCCTGTGTAATTTTGTATTTGAGGTACATTCTCTCAACACCATCAAAGTGCCTTTCCTGGAAGTACTGGAGGGCATCATCAACCAAATCATCTATCTGGTCATCATCAACGTTAATCTCTAGTACAGGAGCACCTAGACGCCTTAAACAATAGTCTATAAGTTGTTGCCTACTTGCTGGTTTTGACATCAGTATTCTCCTCCGTCTATGGTATTTGACCAGGTAGTGATTCCGACATTATCTGTTGTAAGTATATAGTTAGTATAATTAATTGCATTACTGGTGGATCCAGTAGAAACCATAAGTCCAGTGGAGTCAAAATAAGCAACTCCACCATCATTATATTGTCCATAATAAAAGGCATTGGCAACACTTAAAATTCCTGTTATATTTGCATTTCTGGCAGTAAATTCGTCAAATTTTAAATCATCTCGTATATAAAGATCACCACCAATATAAACATCATTAGAAAAAGTTGCTACACCAACAAATGTTGATATTCCACTGACATATAATTCAGTAACTGATGCAATTCCACCAATTACATTGAATGAATTCTCAACATTTGGAAGTAATCCTGAAATACCAGAAACTACTTTTACAGCGTTTTGTTGACCAACCCTTACCTTTAAATTATCTTGGCCAACCTTTACCCTTATATCTGACATTATCGAGTAACCCCTTCCCTTATTAGGACCATACCTTCGATTACTCGTCTTTTGATACCATAAGTTGGGCTACTAATATCATTATCAGTAATTAATATATCATAAACATATCTACCTGCCTTAAGGGATAATGTTGTTTCTGCAGGTAATGATAAAAATATTTGACCTGAAGTTGGTGGATTGGTTATAGTGGCAGCAAAACTTACTGAAGATGAACTACCAGCCCATTTTCTAAATTGAGCATTTACTTCATATCCTGTTAAATCATATGCAGATCCAGAATCATTGCCTTCTAACGAAAAAGATTGTGTAAAATCTGCACCAGAATTTATTACTATGTTAGAGACATATACTGCTGCCATTTAACCATCTTGAAGATCTACTTTCTATTTATATTTACAAAGAACCTAAAACGACCATTACTTCTTGTTGTTTTAGGTATAATTTGCAATATAATTTTGCAAACTGCTTCAATTCATCCTCAGTTAATTGGTCTATTACTCTCGAATGTTTTTCATATTCAAATAATTTGTCAATGCTTTCTAAATCAATGCTATTTGGATCCATTTAACAACTCCTTAAGAAGGGATTTAATTTCATCAATATCTTTCCTCATTTCATTCAATTCTCTTTTTTGACAATCTCTGATCGATAATGAGTTAAGATATTGATTATATGCGGAAGAGTCGCAATTTACAATTGCTCCCGACCTTTCATCCCTATAAAGATTCTGATGTCCCTCTACTCTTATCATCTTACTGCAATTGTTCTGAGTTCTTTAATTCTTGGGGGATATGCCTGATTGGTTCCGGACATTACAATTTTAATAGTGTATCCATTAAACAAATCTAAATTATCAGCAGTAAATTGATATTCTAAGAATTGATTATCAAGACTTGGTGATACAAAAGTATCTGGTAATCCACTATTTTTTGATTTATCTACAATTTTATATCCTTCGGTAGTGGTATATGTTAAATTATTGTATCCAGGGAATAATTCAAATGATTGATCAACTTCACTAGAATCTGGTCTAATTAAACTATAAAGAACTCTAAAATCGGCAGAGGAATGACGATATGCTGATAGAATAACTTTTAGTGTCTTGGCTGGTTGAGCCAAATTCACTGTATTTGAGACATACACTGCAGCATGTGGATCGTTTAATACTGAATTGACTCTATTATCTGATGCATAATCTGAAATTGGGTTATTTAAACGACTGGAAATAAATTCAGTAAATGCAGTGTCCAAATAAATCATAGGTGATAAATTCTTATCGGAAGTATTTAATTTTATTCCAGTAGTAAATGATTTATTTCTTGGTAAATTGCCAAGATATGCAGTTTCATTTTCCTTAGAACACACAATCCTCATCGATCTCAAAGGATTTAATGCATTCAGTTGAATTGGTTCAAATCCATTATCAAGGAATGATGTTTCCTTACCACTAACACTTGTTCCAGAAGTAGTTCTAACTATAGCACTAGTTGTAGTTTTAGAACCGGGTGTAATAATATCATAATGTGGAACTATTGAACTATAGTGAATATTTTCAGTTGCAAGTACTTTAGAACCTCCTAAAGTTGCTTCAGAAGTAAATGATAATTGTGGGAAATTTACATCGGAAGATCTTCCAATTCCGGCTGTTGAACTCCTATCAATTTCAATGTAATATCCATCTAATTCAATATCGAAATCACTAATATCATGAGTTCTATTAATTCTTCTAAGAGAAACCCCATTCAATTCATATTTGTACATTAAACTATTATTTTCATAGTTAACGGGAATAGTTGAATCAATACCTCTAGTAATAGTACCTAAGAACCCATTACCAACAGATTCATATTTAATAATTTCATTTTCAATCTTAACATATCCAGGATTGCTACTACCTACCGAAACACCTTCAAAGGTTGCAAAATTTGAAGTATCTGCAATTGCAACAGAAATAGTTGTACTTGAAGCAACTATTGGTAAAGAAATTGTGACTGGAGGTATATTGGGGCAAATATTCTTAAGGTTAATTTTATTTGTATTCGAGTACATTCCATGATCAAAATGTTCAACCCTTATGAAATTGCCAGAATTTTTATTTGTAGAATTAGAAACACTTCTAATAGAAGTATTTGCAAGAGATACTAATGTGCCAGTGTTATTATAGTAACTTACTCCCGCACCAACGGTAAAGGATTCTCCCTGAACATTTGATAAGTATAATGTATCAAGACTATTTCCAATTGCACTGATAGTAATTGTTGCATTCTTTCCAGTATTTCCTGCAGTAGAAGTTACTATTCCAACAACATCTCCAATAGCATATCCATTTCCTGGAGTTACTATGGTTGTTTGTGTAATTATTCCACTAGTTGCGGCAATATTCAATACAAGACCAGAACCACTTCCAGTAATGTTGTAAGTATCTACTGAAGCATCTGTAACATAGTTACTTCCACCTGTAGTAAGTGATAGGGATGAAACCAAACTTCCTGTTCCAACAACATAACCATAGACGTATTGTTTTGCCCCATCAACAACTTTTCTACCCTTCGATAAGTTACTAATCAATAATGCATCTGTTGTTGTAGTAATTCCAATAGTAAGTGTTTTTGGTAGAGTTGTTAATGGATTATTTGATAATTTCTGCACATATCCATTACTTTCATCTAATGTTGGATTATAGAAGAATGCAGTTCCTGTGGATGATGTAAATTGTGCTTTATAAAGTTTAAACTTAAGATCTTGATACTGATTTGCAGTCCATATAGATCCATTTTGGGATTTAAATAGACTTCCCATAGAGAACTGTTTAGAGTAAGTAACACTATCAACATCGGGAAGTGATTTAGTGTTTACTGTTTTTTCACCCATAATTGCAGTCCACAATTCATATTGATCACTATTTTCGGAGATAATTACAACTGCATATTCTTTTCCTGGTGGTAGATAAATTGGTTCACTAAAAGTAACTTTAGTTGCAGTCTCTCCATCACTGGAAACATTAACTTCATCCGGTCTTAATGTGACTGGATTGCCCATAACAACTCTTGTTGGTGTTCCCAACTCAACAGTTCTTATTTCAACTTTTACTGGGGCATTTCCACTATCTTTACTTGCAAAGAATAAATCAACTGCAGTCAAGAACGCACCATTTACATCATCATTTGTCGATGTAGGTGAGGGGGCTTCTATATTTCCACCAACAACAAATGATTGTGCAAGTGGATCAACATATCTTTGAATTGTTGTAGTTGTATGGGTGTTTATTGTTGTAACTGATTGTGTTGTATTTGTTGTTAAGTTAGTTACAGTTTTTGTTGTTAGATTGTTCGTGGTTGCGGTAACAGTATTTTCCCATTGTTCAAGAGTTCCATCTGAATTATAATTTGTTTCTGCAGAAGAAATTGAATTGCTGCCAGGAAGTCCAGAATCATTTGTCGAACTTGAAGATAACTTAAAGGTTTTGGTTCCTGTTGCAATTCTAACTGTTGGAACTGGGATTGTATTTGGATCCCTTAAATAGAATGCTCCGATCAAATCTCCATAATTATCAGAGATTAATCTGAGATCTTTTACATATGCTACTGCACCACTAGTTTGACCGACTAGTTTCATTCCAATAACTAAATATCCAAAATATTTACCCTGAGCTTCTTGTGAAAGTGAAAATGTATCAATATTTAAAATTTTAGATGATTGACTATATGTTGATGGTATGGGTTCACTCTTAATATATGGATTTATTGTATATCTTGTAGATGGTGAATTAAATGTCCCATACTTATGATTTGGTGTAGCAACTCTAAATGAAATTAGATTATTGCCACCAAATGTTCCAATAACAGTTTCACCAACTGAAAATGATCCAGAAGCACCATAATTTGCTAATGTAGAATCGTTTGATATCTCAATTAATTTGGGGATAAAATCAACACCACTATTTCCATCAAGGAATTGATAGAACATTGTGCTTGGTTTTAGATTAGATGCAGAAAATTCGGTATTTCTGGATCTCATAAATGCTTCATCAGATGAAGATACTAAAACATTTCTAATAGTAGTATCAGTGTTGCTTACGGTATCATAATCAATACTCTGTGTTGTATTTGATGTGGTACTAGTGGCAGTTGATGAAGTTTCGGATGTAGAAGTGCTGCTTGTAGTCCAATTTCCAAGATGATATATATTTGGAAGATCAACCGTACTGCTGCTCGTAGTTTGAATAGGTGTTAGAGTAACAAAAGCATTGCTTACTAAATTTTGCTCAAGAGTTCTGGTAGAATTTAATGTTATGCTAATATTTTTGTCTGGAAGTTGAACTGTTCTTACCCAGGTGTCAATTTCTGGACTCAATTTGAGATTTCCAGTATAAACTATAACATTGAATGGATTTACATTCTCAACTGTGGTGGCAAATGGTTGTTCAATCCACGCAACAGAGTCATATTTTAAAGTTACAGAATTTCCTGTTTTTTGAATATTTGGGTCCAATAATTGAAAGTTTTCTGATAAATCCAAATCTTCGTCAATAACTGCAGATGCTGGTGCAATTTGAGATTTGAGTGAATTTCTACTAGTAATTGGAGTTAATTCATTTGCTGCAGTATTGACTCTAATATTTGATAATTGTTTGTTAATCAATGAATAATTTTTAAAATCATCTACAAAAAATCCACTCTTAAATCTATTTCTACCCTCAGAATCTTGAATTTGAAGAGTTTGTGTATTGATTTCAAGTAATGATAGTGAAGTAACTCTTTCTAAATTCTCAACTCTATTTTCAATTAAACCAATATCCCTCATTGTATATCTTCTATTATCAACTAATGTGATAATAGCATCTGATGGATTATACAGATATGGTGGCAACTTAATAGTTGCAATTTCCATCACAGAATCATTTTTATTTGATGCCTTTGGATCTTTTGATGATATACCTTTTTCAAGAATAAAGGTTCCAAATTTATCGAGATATAATTTATCAATTCTTGGTAAATAATAATCATATCCAATTAATGAACTTTCATTTGGAGAAAGAATCAATTTTGGTTCAGTAGTAAAGTTTCTTGAAGAAAAATCAAATGGTGATGAACTATTTCCAGAGAATACTGGAACTCTTGGTCTAAAGTCTAGAGTATCTGACGATCTTGCTGATCTTGGACCAATGGTTGGGATATCATTCGCAAATCTATCTGCACCATAACTTAATACAGTAAATACATCTCCATCATCATTTGATGGAACAGAATAATAATCAAATACTATTAGTAGTTGTTTGGATGGTTCTGTAGTGTTTTTGTTTCTAACAATTCTTGAATAATCATAATATTGATCTTTCTGACCCTTATCTAGAGTATATAAGTTTGTTACATCTTTATATTTTCCAAAAGTAATAGTTTCAATTTCTGTAGTTACGTTTGAATCTTCAAATGTAACAGTTTCTCCTTCTAAGAATTTTTCTGAATTCAAATATACAATTCCCAAAATATTTAAACTTGGTTTTGAAACAACTCTTGCAATTGCTTTACTTTTATCTCCAACTATATTCTCACCAATAATAGAATTTGCAGTTACATTAGCACTAGAAGTAAATTGTACCGTATCCAAAGTAGGTGCTGAAGTATCAAATGATTCATATACTGATATTACCTTTACGACATCTGGATAATTCAGTGATATCTCTTCATCTTGAACTCTCAATCCATAGTATTGATTATATGTGAGTCCATCACCAATTGAAGAACTAATTCCACTTCCAGATTGTGCATATTTTGATAATGTTACATTTATAGATTTACTTCTATTAAATTCCTTTATTTTACTTTTAATTCCATTTTTGATCAAAGTTGTATTTACAACAACATTACTCTGGTTAGCAGTTAATCCACTGATACTTATAGTATTAGTACTGGGATTTAATGCAAATTGGTCGGAAGTTATTTTTGCAATAGTTCCATTAGAATAATGCACAGAGTATCTTTCTTCATCAAATGCTGCAAAAAATGCGCTGGTAATTCCAGTAACTGAAGATAAATCAAAAGTTAATACACCAGTACTACTTGTAGTTTCTCCCTTTATCTGTGAAGAAAATGTCAATAATGAATTTGAAAGATTTACTGAAGAAATATTGGAGTCTGGGAGATTGGCATATAAGTATCCAGCATTTTGATTTCTTATAAGTGCAGAACCAAGTAAAACTGCTGGTTGAATTGTACTCGATGGCAAACCTCCATCAAATACACCAGAAACCGTAGTAACACCAACAACAGTAATTGATAGACCATCTGCTGCAACTGAGGATACCCTATTGTAGGTCTCAGTATTAAATCCAACTCTTTGATACCTGATGATGCTTCCTACCTTTACTCCAGTAAATACGTTACTTGCAGCAGTTACATTTCCATTAGAAGAGATATTTAATTGATTTAAACCATTTGGAAGTTTAAACCTTTCAAGTAAACAATTTGCAGAAAATGTTGGATATCCTGATATTCCAGTTTGTTGTAAGGATTTTATATCTTCGGTTGAATATGAGGTTACGTTATTAATGGTTCTTGAAAAATCAATACCATTAACAATCAACTGCTCTCCAACAGAAAATGTTCCAGAAGTTTGACTTAAAACAATTGTATTAGATCCAGGATCAATAGAAACTACATACCCACTGGCACCACTACTTTTGCCCTTTACAAATGATGTTGCAGGAAATTCTAAAGTTGAAATTGTAGAATTTACAATTAATGTCGTATAAGTCTGAATATCATATAGGTATAAATCCCAATTAGTTGATGCATCAGTATATGCAGCATCGGTTAAACTAAAATTATATATTCTAGCGGAACCAATTTTAGATCCACCTATATTAAGTTGATCATACAAATCTACTGGATATCTTTGTGCTGGGGCACCAGATGCATTATTCACTCTTATAATATTTCCCATTTCAAAGGGAATATTTGCATTATTTACCGATTTGGTATCTCTTGGTTTTTCAACATCAATGATAGTTGTTGAAATTTTTTCTACATCATATCCCCTAACATAAGCTTTTCCTGGGGATATTTTTATACTCATTAAATTATCTGAGGGAGTATTGCCCTGATCAGTTGTTTCATTATCAAAAAATAATCCATTATTACCCAATCTATCATTTAATGAATTATGTATTGATGGGTTAAATTGAGTTATTGCATAATCGCCAGATTCATCGTAGGTTCTTTCTGCGAGATAATCACGAATTATATTGTATTGCGTTTTTGATTCAATCTTTTTAATTTTTCCATCTTCAACTCTCAACAATTCTACAAAATCTGTATCATTGGTATCTGATAATAATTTTTTAGTTAAAGTTAAATTGATTTTAAATCTATCAGCACCAGGAGCAGCATAGTTTGTAAATCCCTTTGCATTATCATACAATGAAACTTCATCTTTTGCACTAATGATTAGTTCATCAATCTTTAATCCAACTCTATATGATGGAGTATTTGTATAATTATCTAAAATTAAAGTTTGTTTAGAGACATTTACAAAATAACCTCTAATAAAATATACACCATCTCCAATAGATGCAGCCGAACCTATAGATGTTGCATTTAGTGCAATTAATGATGCAAAAGGAGTTCCAGCATTAATTGTAGTATTTCCGTAAGTTATATTCTCTTGAGCAATTAATGATTCACCATCTTCAAATTGATTAAATACAAAATTGTTATCAGAATCTATATATTTTACATATATTGTTAGGTTCTCTACATTAATATCATTTGGAAGAACAACATATTGAATTGTTGCGGTTGTTCCAGATGTTTGACCAACTACCTTTTTACCTATAAAATTATTAATGTATAGTGAAATATCAACTCCAAAATTAGTTGAATTTAGTTTTACTGAATAAAATTGCCCATCATATGCAATATTTCCAGGTATTACTACTGAACCTTCCTTAAATATGTGACTTCCAAAAGATTCTACTTGATTCTGTAAAATTGATTGTAAGGTCGTTAATTCTCTTGCTTGAACTGGACGCCCTGGATTAAATAAGACTTTATAAAAATTTTTTTCGGAATCAAAATCATCATAATATGGGCTGATGTTTAAATCTGTTTTTTGTGCCATTTTTTTTAAAATTCCAGAATAATTTTAATGTCTTCTTTTTGTCTAATGTCTCTTTCTACCAGGGGTCGATTATCAATATAAATTATGTCTCCTGTCTTTTTATTTATCTCTGGATTTGACAATCCTTTTGTAAAAGTAACACCTAAGTCTATGACTTTACTTCCCACATTAACTTTATTGGTGGGAGTGGGATCCCCAAAAGATGTATCGATAGATCCTGTAAATGGTGCAATCGTACTTGCAGAAGATTCAAATTCATATAAATTAGAATCTGAAGTAACGGAGTTATAATCCGTTTCATCAATACCATCCTTAAAGTACAATGATCTATCCCTAAAATACTTTAATACCTTAGTTTCACTATCATATGATGCTACATATCCTTTTGCAACATTTCCATCTGTTCTTGTTTGTGTCATTTTTTCACCAATAACAGGAGTTGCACTAATTGAAGATAATTTAATCGAATAAAGTGATGAATACTGATTTTCATTAAAAATAACATTAGAACTGAATGTAGTTGGATTTTTTATAATGCCAACTTGAGAAAATTTTGTATCTGTTGGAAAATCTTTAGTTGAGTCATCAAATCTAGCATATACCAATACTCTATCAGTACCTAACTCCGAATAGATGTTATATCCGTGCCCCTTAGATGGTGGAATAATTGGTATTAATTTTGCAGGATTTGGAATACTATTTGGTGGTTGAATACTTCCTAAATCGACTATTGCCCAAGTATATCCACTCCCACCTGCAACAACTTTAGTAGATATTATTGTTCCGTTACTATCAACACTGACAGATACTCTACCACCACTACCATCACCAAGAATATCAACAGTACCAGAACTATACCCTTTTCCACCATTTTCAATATATACTTTTTTAATTTGATTGAAGTTTATGCTGGAGTCTCCTGCTTCTCTAACGGAAACAATTTGGGGATCTGTGGAGTTTTCCCATTCATTAGGAACTACAACATAATCAGTTGAATCAAACTTTATAATATCACTTGGAGAAACTGAAAAAAGATATTTCCAAATATATCCATCCCCACTTGTTCCTGCAGCAGATGGTTCTAAATCTGTAAATGTTGGTTGATCTTGAGATTTATTTCCTTTTGTATTTGCTCCAGAAGATCCATTATCTATGCAAATATAAACCCTATAATCACTATTAATTACATAATAATTTGAATCATATAATCTGCTTGAATTTGAGTTCGGTGTTGGATTTGAAATACTATAATCATGCCTATACATATCATAAGATGTATTTGAGGTCCAAGTAACCTTTCTTACAAGTCTTCTAATATTGCTACTGGTAATTTTTTTGCCAAATAATGCAGTGTCTTTATAATGTCCAGAATATTGAAAATTATCAGTAGGATTTGGAATATTAGTATTCCAATTGGTAGTTCTACCAAACCCGGCCGATGTGGGATTATCTAACCCTAAGAAGACATAATAAGAATTATCTGGATTGGATATTACCGAATCTACAAAATTACTTGCATTCAATATTCTAAATTGGTCTGTTACGACTGCTGACATATTAATAGTTTTTTAGATATTTATACTAGTTTTTTGGGTAGTGCTCCAGTATCTCTTAGTCCAATACCTCGTCTCTGAATTGTTGGGAAAGTCGATAACCCCACATCTATAGTATTTCCAGATACTCCTATTGAAATTGGGGAACTAGATCTAGTAAATCCCGACATTCTTCCCCAAGAGAATTTACCTATAGGATTTGATACACTACCGATAGATGTAAGTCCAACCACAGATGTATTTGATTGCATATTGCAAGTAATGGTTGCAGTAGTACCACTATAAGAGAATTGATGAATATAGTAAATATTATCTAAGAATGTTGAACCAATTCCAACTACTGATAAATCTGAATCATCAATAGAAGTCACTCCATTACCAACACACGTATCAAAAATGTAAATTGGATATCCAACATGTAATTGTGTATGCAATCCTACTATTGGTGCTTCAATATAGAATTTAAGTGCTAATGGATTTCCACCACTACCTGTTGTAGTTGTAATTCCAGTAATAATTCCAGAGAATCCATTTACCAGAGAAATGTTTGTGATTGATTCTATAGATCCATTTACCGATGTCGAAATTCCATTAATAATTAAAGCATCAAAATCTGCTAGTACTGGTACATCATACTTAAAGAACTCTGCATTATCAACAAATATTTCAGTATCAGTAGTGGAAAAATCTTTGATCACCTTTGCAGTTGGATATACTAAAGATTCGATAGAATCTCTTGTTTTATATACATTTTCTCCATTTATAACTCTATCAATTTTTTGTTTGGTCCAACTTAGAGGTTTGTAATTTTGTGTATCTACTCCTTGATCAGAATATAAATTAGTTTCAAACTTATCCGAGAACGATAAATCAAATACCGTTCTATTATCTTGGGATATTGTGTCAGGAATACTATTATTTTTAAGTGCTTGTACGGTATCCCCTCTTTTTATAGTTTCATTTATATTTGTAATCAATGAACTATCATCACCTGCGGTTCCTCTATAAAAGAATATTGCAACATTATCTTCTGGTTTTGGTGCTGTTGTGAATACAAAGGATGTTCCTCCATCAAATTGGTATGCTACCTCGGGGTCTTGTATCACACCATTTATAACAATTAATAGTGCATTGGTAAGATTTACTTGCGAGTCTTCGGCAACTTCAAAACTAAGTAATTTTGAGTTGTAAAATAATGGGAATCTTTTTCTAATACCATCTTGATAATTTTTAATAGAATCGATATAATCAAATTCACCAAATTGCCAGGCAGCAAAAGAATCTGTAAATGTATCAATAACAGTTAATTTAAAATCTGATAATGGAGATTCTAATCTAGAATCTGTAACTAAACCAACTGGTTCAAATACATCTCCACGTTGGAATGAGTATCCCTGTCTAGAAATATTAAATTTAGTCACTCCAAAATAGGTTGACCCTATTCCAGCAGTAGAAGTTACACCAACTTCAACATTCAATAATAATCCAACTCCAGTTTCTGTTGTTGTACCAATACCTAATCTAGATACTCCAGTTATTGAGAGATTTTCATAAGAAGGTTCAGATACAAATATCTTAGGATCTGTATATCCGGTTCCACCAGCATCGACATTAAATGATAGTTCTCCACCAGCACCTACAGATGCCGTTATTACTGCTGGAGTTCCACTATGACCACTTTCATATACTGATACCCCTATAGCAACAATACTATTATATCCAGAACCAAGATTGTCAGTAGTTCCCAATCCAACAGATACAATACTGCCACCAGGACCAACTACAGCAGTTACTGCTGCCCCAACAAGGGGTGCATATCCTAATCCAGTAGATGAATCTAGAGAAATAATTATTCCACCTCTAGGAGTTTGATTTTGATTCACATCAAATTCTGAAGTAACAATTTCTGCAGTATCTGGATCTGTTATCCCAGAAAAAACCACACTAGTTATTCCAGCAATAGAATTCTCAATAATTCTAAAGTTATTGTTTGGATTATTTTTTGTTGTCGGTGTCTGGAAAATACTGTTTATGAATAAAATGCCATTTCCACCAGTAGTTCCCAATCCAACTGTATTTGCTCCACCAACAGTTAATGTAAAAGTTCTACCAATTCCTGTAAATTGATTGGAAATATCATCATATATTTGGTTTGTTGAGTAATTGTTTCTTAAAAATACTCTACCAGTAAAATCAGATGTTTCAAACCTTAGATTACTTGAATCTCTTTCTATTTGTGGATTTCCTCTAGGGGGTTCAGTAAAGAAAATTGTATCTCCAACGATATTATAAGAACCTTTATAAACTCTTGCTGTTGTGGAATCGGTATGTGAGGATGTAGATGAACCAACAAATCCTCTAGAAACTTCAACTAAAGAAATCTCTCCACTATTTGTTATGGGGCCAATATTGGTTGTTCCCAATCCAACATTAATAACTCCCATATATTCATCATCAATTTTGAGAATATCTTTTGGTTTTATTGTAGATATTCCACTTAAAGCAAATATAGTAGATTCAGTGCTAATTTGTCCACCATTTTCGGATAAAGTGTATGATATTGGAGTAAATAATAATGGATATTGTACTAAATTGTCGATGGTGATGATTGCCTTTTCATTACTCTTAGACATTGCAAGTTCATGAGCATTACCTTCTCCAACGGAAGTAAATGTTACTGCAATTCCACTTTGAGCATCGTTTTTGCTTGTTGCTAATTTAAAGTTATTATTATCAATCCTAATCGCAAAAACTGTAGAGGGTAAAACATCAATTGCACTAATCATCATTGCACTATAACCAATTCCCAAAAATGTTGATTTTGGTTTATAAATTAATTGCTCAGTATTACTAAAGAAATGATTTGGTATAGTAAATGTGCCAGTAGATGTATCTAGTTGCAAAGTATTTGATGGATCAAATGTTTTTGCAAAAATTGGATATCCATTAGAAGTTAAATTAAAATCAGTTCTATTAATTCTATCACCATTAATGGAATTATAAAAATTAATTTTAACAGATTCTGTTACACTTCCATATGTAAGATCTGGTGGAATATTTACATCATCTAAAAGTGTATATAAGCATTGATTAAATGATAAAATATTAATTTTAGATGTTATTGATGAATCTGGATAGAATTTTAATTCAAAATTATTTCCAGAATATTCTGCACCAAAAGTTCCAATTCCAGTAGTACTTCCAATAGAGAGGAATGGTGACTGCTGAACATAAACATTATTAGTATCCTGTACCAGCATAATTTGGTGGAGAGCACTTGTTGCTCCAAAACTAACTTGGATTAAAGATTTAACCGCATTAAAATCATATTTGTCCAGTGATATTAATGATGTTGATGCTGCAGAAACGGTTGACGTATAATTTGATTGATATATTGCAGTTCTTTCGTAACCATCCAATTGTCCAGGTAACTTGAATCTATATGTTCCAATACCAACGGATGTTGTACCAAATCCAACAATTTTTGACCTAATATTGATATTATTAGAAGAATCATTGGTATAATTTAAAGATAATACATTAGAAGAAATATTTGCACTAAATGATCCTATAAAACTTCCAGAATAATTATTAGATTGATTTTGTGAATCAAAATAATATTCAGAAAGATAAGTGTTTGTGCCATCATGATTTAAATATATTTCAACAAAATTCATTTCATTTGTCAATGAATCAATGACTTGAATATTTGTATGTAATGAACCAAAATTATTAGAATTTACTGATATGATGGAAGTTGTTATTCCTGGTTCAGAAACTACATTGCATCCAGTTAAATTAATAAATCCAATAGAAGTTGTTCCAATTCCAGGTGAAGTTGAATTGAATTCATTCTTAATTAGTTTTAAGTTATAATCAGAATTATATGGGTCAGTAGGTAAAAATTGAAGATTATTATTTCCATATTCATCTTCAATTAATGAAAATACTCCGATTTCTTCTCCAGAGATGTGAGTAAGACCTACCCCAGTATTAACCAATGTTCCTTTTTCTACTAAAAATCCATCAATACCATTATTCAATAATACTAATTCTGTTAATTGTATCTTTGTATTATCAGAATTAGAAACTCTGAATAATAAATTATCATAGGATATTCCTGAATTCAATTCGAGAATATTTACAAATTCACTTGGTTGTCCATCTATGTCAGAAAATTGTCTGCTTATGTCATCTATTCGTAAAACTACATTAGTTTTACATTCAGTATAATTTGTTAATTTTTTATTTTTTAATTTTAAGAATTTGGAAGAAGTTCCGACAATATCAATATCCTTTACCAAATCAAAATCATAAATCGTATCTACTCTATTCTCTTCAATTATATCTCGAATTATTGTCGTAGCGTTTGACGCAGAAATTTTTGAAGTTGTAGTTGATGTAATTCCAGTATCTGCAAAGTTTTTTAATCCACTAGTATGAAGTAAACTATTAACTGGAGTTCTTAAATTTTGATATGTAATAGGACTCTTTACAGTATATGATAAATTCTGATAATAATCATTATCCGGAGTTACTTGATTATCTTGGTCTAGTTTTCCAATATCATTTTGCCATCCAAGGTCTTTTCTAACTGAATAATTAATTTCAAATCTTCCAGAATTTTTAGTAATTTTATATATAGTTGCTACATTTCCAGATTCTTTGCCAGTAATAATTTGTCCTTCCAATAATTCATAAGATCCAAATACCTTAATAAAAGAGTCATCATAATTTATAATAACTAAATCTGTTTCAATATTATCACAAATAAGTTTTTCACCAATGATAAATGGTGAAGAAATTTGAGCAACTTCAAAAGATGGGTAGTTGGATTTTTTTATAATATTTGCAACTGAATCTTGAATAGTTTTTGCTATGCCAGTATTTGTTGTTAAATCTGAAATATCAATTTCAACTTTATAGAGGGATCCAGAATTATCATAATTTGTAACATTAAAGAATTTAAATCCATAATCCTCAGAGTTAAATCCAGATCCATCAGTACCGAATTTTTGAATGCCTTCTATAAACACTTCATCTCCAATATTAAATGGATTGGATTGGAATCCAAGAACTGGTGTTGTTATAAAGCAAGTAAAAATTCCACTAGAAGAAGATTCAACTTTTTGGATACTAATTCCATTGGTATTATCTGTTGTAAATAATTGTATTGTTGTTTCTGGAAGACCTTTAGGACTTTGTACTATATTTACTGAAGAAATGGAATTTCCAGATAATTTTGCCTCTAAAATTCCACTATTAATTACTTTTCCACTAGTAGAATCTACGATTACAATTGATGGTGTATTGGTGTATCCACTTCCCCCATCGGTAACTGTGATAATACCAATTGTATTAGAATTTCTTATTGTAATTAGTGGTGATATATAAGCAATTGGTTGCAGAGTTTTATCAGAAGAATATTCAAATCCTTCATTAATAATTCTTACTTCTTTTGCATTACCTATAGTTGATGATTTTGCAATAATGTAAGCATCTTTACCTTCAGTAGAGTTAGATCCTACAAATACTGGTAATTTTTTATATCCAGTTCCACCAGAAATAATATTAATTTTGTTAATAGATCCTTTTGCAGATGTTGAATTTGTACTATAATCTAAAACATAGCACTCATTTTGCAAATAAGTTAATTTTTCTGGTGGTGTAGTTAAACAGACATTGAAGGTTGTTGAACCAACTCCAGAAATACTATAACTTGAATTGTAATAACTATCTACAAATAATATTTCAGAATAATTATTTACTTCTATATCAGGGGGAGTAATATCTCCAAATTTTTCTAAACTATAATACAAGTTGGTTGGTAAGTTGGAGTCATAATTAATCGTAAGTGAAGCATTGGTGGAAACTCCAACCGTTCCCACACCAGAAAGTGTGAATCCACTGGTTGTTGCAGTAGAAACAAACTCATTTTTTAAATTTTGATCGTAATAGATTTTAAAATTATATCCAAAAAGTGAAGTGTCTGATAATTCAAATACTATATTATTATTTTTAATTGATTTAATTTGTGGGTTTATTAATGAAATACTCTGATTTGCTCCACCACTACTTGCAATACTTACATTAATTGGTGGATTTTGTTTACAATCAATATAAGTTTCAGAAAGTTTAATATTATTATTATCAACTTTATAAACATAATATGCATTAATTGATAGTCCAGATGCAACCAAATCTGCAGAATATAAAACCTTATCTCCAGTATTTAAATCATGTGAAGGAATTGTAATCTGGTTAGTTATTGTACTAATTCCAGTAGAATTAAATCCAATTGGATTAATTAAAATATTTCCAGTAGTTACATCCCTCTTAACATAAACCGAAGTTGAAGTTCCAATACCAACCGAAAGACTGGGTTGCACATTTAAATTAATAATATCTCCAGAAGTTAATCCATGATATGTTGAAATTGAAACTGTACACTTAATTTTATCAACGTTTCCTGTTTTTTGCGAGTATATACTTTCAATCGAATACTCATCACTATCATCACCATTAGTAATGAAGAATACTTCAGAAGAATTAAGAGTAGTTTTTATTCCGATTGTATTTTTATTTTTATTGGTTACATATACATTTTGTGGTAAATCAAACTGACTTCCAGCTGGTGAAGTTGAAATTGCAATAATTGCACCATCAGATGTAAAGACGACTTTCTGATTATTTGTAAATGGGTGATTTTCAATATAAATTCCCTGTGTTGGAACATTTCTTGTAATGTTAGAATCTCCAAAATTAAAAGTTATAGAATTTGTGATTCCAGGTGTAGTTCCAACACCAACCGATTGTTTTGGATTAAAATATACCTTATTATTAACTTTAGATTCAAAATAATCAATATTTTCAGAAATTGTAAATGTATTTGGAATAAAATTGATTTGTGTAGTTGCAGTATGAGATACTCCGGTTGAACCTCTCTTTACTTTAAGTATGTTGATATTTTCGAATACTTCTAGTACTGATAATGTTTCCGTACCTATTGTAATACTACTTCCAACAGATATTGATGTTGGTAGTTGAGATACATAAATTTCTGTTGTTAGACCCGCAGTTGATGCTGGAATATTCTTCAAAACATTGGAATAATAAGAGGATACACCTATCTGATAAAAATTATTTAATTTGCTCAAATTAGTTGAGAATCCAGAAATTGAAACATAATCATTATTAGATAAATTATGATTTGGCAGAATGGTGAAATTTAATTCTCTTTCATTGCTCCAAGTAACAATTGCATTCTGATAAGTTTGTACAGAAGTATTCAAATCTACAATATCTTTTCCTTTTACAGAAGATACTTTTGCAATCAATCCTCCACCTTCCGAATTATTATTATCAAAGTTTAATACATCATCTACCTTATAATTTGATCCAGAATTTATGATGTCAAAATTATTTACATATCCTATGGATACAGATTCTATAGTAGATTTTTGTTTTGTAATTTCATTAGTTTCAATTATAAAATCATTATCAGCATAATTATCTGATACTTTATATGGAAAAGTATTTCTAAGTAGTTTGGAATTATTAAAATCAAATGACTGATTCAAAGTAGAATTTTCTTCTAAAGTATTAGATCTATACTTATTTCCAATAAAATATGGGAATTGTGGTTCTAAAGTTCCAACTTGAATAGTAGCAAAGTATGCATATACTCCATTTGGAAATTCTGGAGTTTTTGAAAATCTTCCATTATTTTCGTCCAAATCTCCAGAATTTGTATATTCATAATCTTCTACAAAGAAACCATCGGAAAATCCAATAGGTCTATCAATAACATTAGATATATTCAGTGAATATCCAGAAGTTAAGAGTTTTACTCCGGATTCTATTTCTGGATCAAGGTATGCATAAGGTCCATATATTGGATTTCCATCATATGCCCATCCAATTATTTTAGAAACACTCGTACCATCATCATTTAATGATTGTCTCAACTTATCAAAATATCCACAAACAGAATATTGTAATTTATTTTCAGTTTCTAGTAAAAGTTCATTTCCAAATTTTATTTTATTATTAACTGTTAAAGATCTAATATTCGAATTAAAAAATGCATTAGAACCTGCTGGTTTTACTTGAATTGTTGATGTACTTGAGTATCCAATTCCAGCATTTATAACTTTAACGCCGGTTATTTTTCCATCGGTAATAACTGCAATTAACTCTGCACCAGATCCTGCTTTTGTTGGGTCAACCACAACTAAATCTGGATTTGAATAATACTCTAATCCACCATATTGAATATTCACCGAATCAATAGTTCCATTTATAACTATTGGTCTTAGTTGTGCTTCTTTACCATTTTTGATACTTATTACTGGTTGTCTCTCAAGATTTAAAATTGTCGATCCATAACCAGCTCCATTTTCATATAAGTAAACATCAACAATACTACCTCTAACTTTAGGAGTTACTACAAGTGTTTGATATTCTTGTGTTGTTGTACCAAATCCAACTGGAGTATATTGTATAGAAACTGATATATCTGGGTAATTAAAGTACTGATATCCAGACCCAGTAGAAGAAAACTTAACATATTTCTGTCTAATATAATTTGAAGTATTTGTACCATTAATGCCAGCATCGCACAATCTAAAAGAATCATCATCATTCTTTAAAACATAAAATTGTGATAAAGTAGAAATACCTATTGTTGATGTTTGATAGGCATACGTTACTAACTCCCCACTATTAAATCCATGATTTTTAAAATTAATTGTATGATTAATTGTGGATATTCCTGTTGGATTAACAATCAATTTTCGATTAGTATATCTACTACCCCCATTAATTACTTTAATTTCTGATATTGTATTCTTATTTGAAGTAGTTGTAAATTTATGAATTCCTGAAGTATTATTTCCATTAAATGATATGGTATTGATCCCAGATGAATAATCAGAGATAGATTGATACAATTTAATTGTAGTATTATTATCAATTTTTGTATAATAAGTTGCATTGTTAATTAATTTTAAACTTCCAAATCCAACACCAATTTCTGAATTTCCGTTTGAATTGTAAATTACTGCCTCACCATTAATTAAGTTGTGATTAGTTAAGAATGTAAGTTGTCTTGTAGTTGTACTAATCCCCCCAGAATTGGTCGTTGTCCTACCATCAAAGAAAATATCACGTACTCTTTTTTTAATGATTGGTTCTAGAACAGCACCAGAACCATTTCCACCACTTACACCAATGGATACAATAGTATTAATGTCATAATCCTGAGAATCTATATAAACACTCGTTATGCTACCACTAACTACTGGTTGCACTAAAGCAGTTGTTCCTGATCCAGATGAAATTGTTACCAAAGGTGGACTAATAACATCGTAATTGTTTCCACCATTTAATACACTAACAGATTCTATGGGTCCATAATAAATTTTATCATCTGATTTATAATTATTAATTTCTACACCATTAATTAACATTCCAGTTGGACCCGGAATTGTTACTTCTCCAGTTCCATTTTTAATATTTACATCTAAGGGAAATTTTTTAAGTATTTTTTGGGATCCAATTTTCCCAGATCTTTGAGAATATATGGTGAAGGAATGTCTACCACTTGATGGTCCAAATGTCAAATAATTTTCACTACCAATAAATGACCTAGAAGAATATAATTTAATTTTTTTACCATCTATAGAATTAACTTGAACATAATAACTTCCAGTTTCTAGTCCAACAAGAGGAGTCAGTGCTGGTTGATAATAGATTCTATCACCATTAATAAATGGAACTGCACTATCAAATGCTATAGTGGAATAAGTACCATCACCAACCACATCAGTTAATATTCCAACCGTGCCATTAGAAATTGATGCAGTATTAATATTTTTTGTGATCTGATATGTGTATAATTCTTCACCATCTGATGGTAATGAATTTGAAGCAACATATGCATATCCATCATTATCATCATATAAATTTTGTACATCAGATAAAACATTATTATTTCCAAATTCAATAGGAACTATTGAGCTACTTGCTTTATTAATTTTCCTTCTTAAGTTATACTTAACCCCAGAAACTGCGGTAAAGTTCAAATTATTCAAATCAACTCTGTTTTGTCCGATAGCAATATTAGTAATATATGCAATATTTGTGGAAGAAGATACTACATTATTTGTATCCCTTTCAATAATTTCAACTTTATCTCCAACCTTTAAACTTGATTTATCAATCGAACTGCTTAATGTAAATGAAGATCCACTTATACTTTTTATTTGATATGTTGAACTGGTGTTGTATATCCAGGAATTTGCAAAAATTTCTTTATATGTTCTATTTTGTCCAGGATTTTTAATTAATTCTCCAAGATTTTTAACAGAAATGATATCACCTTCACTGACATTTAGATTATCAGATACCTGAACAAATTTTGACAATACTCCGGTAAGTCTTAATTCAACTTTCTTGGTAATATCACCATCTTCGTAACCATAATAAATTTCATCAGATCTTATATCATCTGTAGAATTGATTGCAGATGTAATACCAGTACAACCAAAAAACTGATTGATACTCTTACTTGTGTAAGTAATAGTATTAATGCCAGATATAATTGTTCCAATTCCAGCAAATCCAATTGTGGAATCTACAGAAATTATAGAAGACCCAACAGAAACATTTTCAAGACATTTTGTATTTGGTGTAATTGTGAAATTACCTTCAACTGCAGAAAAATCATTATAACCAACAAATAGTGAAATTTTAAAATATTGCTTATTATTCCTAGAAAATGGTTCTACTCCAGAAACCGATGCACTAGTAATTGTATCAGTAGATTTTTTAATAGTTTGTCCAATCAATCTGGAAGGATCTCCAGAAATTCTCTCTGCGATTGCAACTTCTCTTCTAATAAATTCTGCCGAAGATGGTTTAATTAAAAAATCTTCTAAATTTACAACTTGTGGAGTTACTCCATAAAGAACATTAAATAAAATTCTAAATGATTCCTCAGTTCCTTTTGCCTGATAAAAAGTTCTTGCTTCTTTTATAAAATTTCTAACATCTAAATTGGAAACAAAATCAACATCCTCTAAACCTGGTGTTAAAGTATATTTTAATTTTTTATAAAATTCCTTTAAAAATAAAGAACTAAGGTTTTGTACAGAAGATTCAGTAGTATGTGATGCTGCTGTTGATCCTGAAAATACTAATTCTTCTACATTTAAATTTTGATGATAATTGGTGATACCACTAAATCCACGGATACATCCAGTGAATGTGTTTGTAGTCAATCCAGTATAGGTTATAATCTCATCATTAATTTTTAATAGTCCATAATTTTGTGGGAACCCTTTAGTACTACTGACGGCAATTATGGTGTCAGTAGAAGAAATTCCTGAAACAGTGTATGTACCATCAACTACTACTTCAGGAGTTAAGTTATCAAGTTTTAAATATTGATCCAGATTTTCGGCAATATCAATTGGACCACTTTGATATTCTTGAGAAATATAGTATTGTTTTAAAAACTCTGCAGCATTGGGACTTTCATCCAAAATAAAATTTGGAAGTTGGCTTTCAATAACTTGTTGAACCTTGACTCTAGACTCAAATCCAGTCTGTATCATATTACTTTCTTATTAAATTCCCGTTTGAATAACTTGACGTATAGTAATCTCTAGAAAATACCGTTCCTGATATTTCATCACCAGACGTAATTACGTCTCTTACCATATTTATTGTGCTTTTTGAAGTATCAAAACTCAAATACAAGTCTTTTAGTCCAACAACATCATTAGATTCTGGGTATGCTTGTATTTCAATGATATTGTTTTCTAATTCAGTTGAAGTAATATTTAATGTTGCAAGTTTAATTTCTCCCTTTGAATAATCAACAGTTCCCGCAGATTTTGCAATAACCTTTATAGTTCCATCACTGATAGGTTTTACTATCGATATGATTCCAGTTTTACCATCTGAATTTGGCACATCCGTTAGATATACCGTATCAGTTTCATTTGAAATTTTAAATCCGGTTGATTTAATATTATATCCACCAGAATTAATGTGGAATTTATTTCCAAAGCACAATTCATATTGTGCGAATTTATTGGTGACTACTTTTAAATCTCTCCTAATTCTTACTTTAGTAATATTGGATGTTATGGCAGTATCAGTATTATCAATAATTTGTTGCACTTTACTATATTTGAATCTTCCACCAAAGGTATTAAGATCCAAAGAATTTGAATATTGAGTTAATGAGTCTGTCACTTTTGCTCTTAATGATTCAACTGCCGATACTTGAGAGTAATTATAGTAAATTGAAGAATCAATCTCAACATATAGGATCTTAAGATCAATTATTTTCTGATTAATTCCAGAAATACTATATTGTTTTAATTGTGATAAAATTCTAGATTTTGAAAAGTCTGAAACATATGTTCCATTTTTTGGTTTAATACTAATTGATACTGTACCAAACTCTGGAGGATCCAATTCTTCACCACCAACAATGGCAACAGATTCAGTATCTGGATAAATCTTTTTAATAATTGCTTCATAGTCACGTGCAGTTACTGCTCTATATTGTGATGAATAAATTCTTGGAGCAAAGTATTTGATTGAATCGATAGACTCAATATCAGAACCATTCTGAGAAGATTGATTCGTTGTAATTGTTACCGTATTATTTGATGCAATTGGAGCATTACTGGCATCCTTAATACTTCCTGCAAAGGAAAATGAGGAAGCACCATTACCATCCTTACCATCGGTTATAATATAATTTACAGTGATTACTGAATTATTTTCCAATTTCTTGCCAATATATCCATCACCAAAGAGTAATTCATACTTCTCATCTTGAACTTCTTGTAGAAGATAAATTTGTGAGGATGAATTTACATTCAGAATATTATCAACCAAAGAATATTCTATTCCAAGACCAGTATCAGTTGCTCCCTTTACATAGACCGAAATTGTTGATGTATCGATATAAGAGTTATTAAGTATGAATCTTTGATCCAAAGATCCATCAACCACAAATTGCTTAGTTAAAAATGTCCCTTGATAGACATTAATATTACTAAATGATGCTACACCATTGACAACATTTGTTGATATATTATCTGGAACTGAAAAAGTATATGATGAGTTATCAACTGTTCCTACACACGCCAGACCTGCCTGTAAGGTCACTAGTGGAGTAGTAGTACCGATAGACATATCAAAGGATACCTGTGCCTTTGCTGCCGTTCTGGAACGGGGTACATAACCAATATTTCTTGCCAATGAAACTACATTTTCACGAAGAGTTGCGGAATCCAAAAAGGATTCATTCACAATCATATTCGAGTTGAATGCAGTAATATAAGTGTTATATGCTAGAGTATCAATTAATACTGAAAAATTAGACCCCTCAAAATCAAACTCCGTGAATGTAGAGTTAGCACGGAGATAATCTTTGATGGATGTCTTTATCTGATCGAAATCTAGATTTGTAAATTTAGTAAAAGGCATTTTATCTTGTTGCCTCTAATAGGAAAGAATATTGTTGAGTTGGAAACTGCTGACCGATAATATCAAAAATTACATTTACATTAAATGTATTTTGGTCAGGAATAGGATCTACTTCAACTTTTACATTATTAACTCTTGGTTCAAAGTTTTTAATTGATATTTCAATTTGATTTTGAATGACTGATGCAGTACCAAAATCAACAAATTCAAATAAACTTCTTTCAATATCAGATCCTAATAATGAATTGAAGAATCTTTCAGTTGGAATAGTCTCTACAATATTTCTTACAGATCTGCGAATTGCATTTTCATTTTTTAATATTGGTAGATCCTTGGTCACTGGATGTGGTTCAAAGGATAAACTGATATCTTTAAATGATCTGGATATCCTTTGAATTGCCATCGAATAAAAGTTTTTTATTTATTTATACTTACTTCCAGGAAGAACCATAGTTTGGTTCTGTTCCGTAGGTCCAGTCATCGTAATCTTCGTCATT